CAAGTTACCCTTGACCTTGCCCATCTCTTCACCGCCGACCGTCTTACGGAAGATTCCGTTTTTGGGCACGATGCGCTTAACGCCAGTCTTACCGGCGAGTTGTTTTGTAAGCTCGCTAACCCCTGCACTTTGCAGGAAGTCAGGCAAGTCTTCATTGATGGCCATGAGATTACTCATTTCATTTTTCCTTTGAACGTCTAACTACCACGGAATAAGAATTCTCCACGTTGAGACCAGCGGGAAGAATTGTGGGATTCTCAATAAGAAAGTCTTTCATATTTGTTTGATGAAGTCTTTTCTCTAACAGGCCAAATGCACCTTGTTCTTCGATGAACGTGTACATTGAATCCCAATCATTCGTCCAGTACCGTGACTTTACCGATCGAATGATTGTGCCGTGTGGGGTGCGAATGCTGTCGGCATTCATGTCTTTGCATACATCGAGAATCTGTGTCTCTAACACTTCCATCTGCTCTTTGAGGTCGTTGTCTTCAGCTTCAAACATGCGCTTGTTGTCGGCACGCTTGTCTCTGATCTTGATATAGATTGTGGTTAGCTTGTCCAAATCCATGGGGGTGACTCTATCCTTGACTTCTTCGTCCATCTGATTCTCCTAATGGTTAAGTGTGTGACAGTAGCAGTTCACATGAAGCAGTGTTTTCAAAACATTTACCGTCGCAATGGCGCTAACCCATTGCCCACCACTGCCACACAAATCTAATTCTACTCTAACTTTTTACATTGTCAAGAGTTTCCGAAGAAATTTCTTGCTTGTACAGATCAATTACTTTCTGATGGTTGTTGATGTTGCCCTGAAGCATCGTGTACATCTTAGCCTCGATGGGACTACCCTTGATATGTACCACAGTCATGTTGTTGACTTGCCCGGGGCGGTCGATACGTGCGTTGGCTTGCAAGTACGTTTCAACACTTGTGCATGGAGCATACCAAATGATTGTGTTAGCGGCGGTTAGTGTTAACCCGTGTGAGGCCGCCTTCGGTTGGATAATTAATACTTTTGGCTCAGTCTGTTCTTGAAACTTCTTGACAATGTCTGATCGTTTGTTTACAGAAACCGAGCCGTTAATTACTTCACACGTAATGTTGTTCTTTGACAAGTGTTTCTCGAGCAACTCTATGGTGTGCGTGAACGGAACAAACACGAGCACCTTGTGGCTTGACTCTTCAATCACTTCTTGCACTACGTTGAGCCTACTGCTCACATCGAACTCAACCACTTCGCCCGTATCCGTATACACCGCACCTCCAGCTATTTGCAAGAGTTTGTTAATTTGTACGGCGGCGTTAACTGCTGATACTTCTTCGCCAGCAGCCTCAATCATCATCTGCTTCTTTAGTATGTTGTAGAACTTAATCTGCTGCGGAGTCAATGGTGCATCTCGCTCAACGAATGTAACGGGCGGCAGATCGAGGCAGTCGGCTTTCTCAAATCGAATTGCGGGTTGCAATGCCTTATGCACAATTAACTCTGCAGTCGGCTTCGGTATCCACTTGTACATGGTGAGCTTCATCATCACTGTGTCTCGGAACTGACCAAAGAAAGGTGATACCTGTGTTGGGTTCACAAGCTTTGCCAATCCGTAAGCATCCACAGGCGATTGTGCGGCGGGCGTTCCCGTCAACATCCACAGACCTTTGATAACTTTTGTTAGATCACGCAAGTCTTTCCAACGCTCGGTCTGTGCGTTCTTGTAGGCTGACGCTTCATCTACAACGATGAGATCAAACCCACCCGCCATGATTTCTTTCTTAACAATGTTAACGCCATCAAAGTTAATGATGACGAACTCAGCGCCAGCTTCTACAATTTCTTTACGCTTACGTGCGGCTCCGTAAGCAACCGATACGGTTCGGTGAATGGCAAACTTAAACAAGTCGTTCTGCCAAGCCGACTTCATGATCGACAAAGGGCAGATCACTAATACACGCTTCACTAACCCAATGGTCATGAGGTAGTCGACTGCCCAAATTACTGATGCTGTCTTACCTGTACCCTGCTCATTGAAGCAGAATGCCCTACGGTTTGTTGTAAGGAACTCTGCTGTTGTCTTCTGATGTTCGAACGGTGTGAATCCCGGGGGACGAGGCCACGTATACTCTGATAGGTTCATTTCTTCTTGCGCTCTTTTGCGCTGGTTTCTGATACAACTTTATGGTTTGAGCCACGCTTGAATGATCGGTTAGCTGATGGGGTTTGAAGTTTGACTCCGTTCCCGTTTGTGCCACCTTTAGATAGTGCCTTGATATGAGCAACATCTTTGCCTTCGCGGACGTCAGCACGTCCATCTTTGTTCTTGTCTGCATTTTTCTTATCTATACCTTCTCTAGCACGTTGACGTTCTAATCGTTCTGGGCTTTCGCCACGAGCAATCTGCTGCTGATATTCTTTCTTGTAGGGGCGGGGTTTGTTTACGTAGGGCATATTAGTTCCTGTTGTATTCACATTGTTTCACTGAGCAGAACTTGCACAGTGGGCCTTGGATTGGATTCCATACCCCATTTTCCAACGCCGCTTCAATTCTTGCAACATCTTGAGAGGGGGCTTCTATGTACTTGGGAACCATCTCGGCATGGTGTTCAGCTTTCACAAACTCTTTGCTCACCACGAAAAGGAGAGCAGACCTCACCCTCCGGATTTCCGGAAACTTCGCGAATAGGCCACAGGCCACGAGATCGAGTTGCTTTACATCCGCATATCTCGCACTCTTGCTTGTCTTGTAGTCGACCGAGTGAGCCGTCCCAGTCTCCCGATTGATAACCACCAAATCGGCTATCCCATGCCACCACACATTGGGTGCATCGAAATCGCAACTTTCTAAATCCTTTGTCAACCCAAGTTTCACTTCGCATAACTTCTCTCCGGGGATCTCTTTTAATACGTCTAGGGTAGCTTGCATATACGCAAACTGCGGAGGGATCGGGGTTCCGTCTCGAATGTATTCCTCGGCTATGGTATGCGCCGTCTTGCCATACAGTGTTGCCTGTGTATCAGGTTCAACAACGTCCCGTGCTATCTTGGTGTGGTAGTACTTCTTAGGACACTGTTGAAATGTTTTCAGGCTACTGAATGACCAAACGATACTCATAACGTTCCTTTTTCACCATGTTCAAACCTTGCGCTACGTGCGGCGGCATAAGCTTTTACCACATGATCGTAGTATCTGTCTGTGGGTACTTGCTTGGTGTCAATTACCCAATCGTCTTCGCTTGTGTCCAAATTGTATTCAGGTGCGATATTCAATAGCTCTGCCAACGGCGACCCATCTATCACGGACAACCCCGCGCCATTAAAGAACGCGTAGCTTTTAACTAAACCTTTGCCATGCTGAAGTATTGGGTGAAAATAAATCTTATGGGTAGACGCTTCAGGAATATCTGACAACAAAAGCAGTCCTTTGCGTTTACCAACAGAGTCGGCAAAGTTAGGTAGTATGCCGCCCCAATCGTGCATCTGTGCATTGTCCCACCAATTTTTTTGTAGGGCGTGCTTGTCGCCTTTAACTTCTACAAACATACCTCCATCACCCCAAGGGTCTGGCAAAAAGAAGTCGGGTAGATAGCGATAGGTTTTAATATCCCCGTCATACTCAATTTCCCTTTCGTAGCCTTGATCTTCATACTTCCAAAGTATGCGCATGGAATCAAAGAACACAGCCCATCGTGCTTCCAACCTTGAGCGAAAGCGATAGCCCTTGTACGTAGTTTCAATTGCTTTGATTTGATTCATGACTCATCCCAAATGTCGTTAGGCCAAACTAGCACAGGGGTTTCAATCCCTAAGTAGCCGCCTTCAATGTTGAACTCAATGAACTCCCGCGCTTCTTCAGCATCCATGCCGTCTCGCATAAGGATTTCCCGTATCTTCTCAGCATCGTATACTAATACTGCTACGGTAGTACCCTCACGCCAAGTACTTGCTGGGCCTATGATCGCCTCGTCATACCCGTCGTACTTAATCATGTGTTCTTCTCTTTGAGTTTGGCTTTAAGGCTTTCAATCTCTGCCCTCAACTCTTTATTGATCTTGTGTTCTTCAATACCTTTGCGGATTAATTCGCTAGTCACCTGCGTTTCTCGATGTTCCCAATCGCTGTACAGCATATTGGTTCGGGCAAGAAACTCAATCTTTTCATTGAGGCGTTTGATTTCCGCATCTTTGTCGTAGTAAGAAAGAGTGCAGTTGTCGTAGTTTTCGCAACAAGTATCAACCATCCCATTGGGGCAAGTGGTTCTGTTCATGTGTTCTTCTCCTTGAGTTTGGCTTCAACGTAGTCAAAGTATTTGCGGAATCGGGCTTTATCTTTTGCGTCAATGTAAGTAAAGTAGTCCCGCTCTTCTTCTGTCAGCCCTACCCAAGGTCTTAAAGTCTTTTGCACTTCAGCCTGAGCCGCCATGCCATCCTCAACTCCTTTGGCATACACCTCGTTGTCGGCATCAATCAGTTGCTTGATAAGGTTCAAGCTCTCTTCACAGACTTTGGTAAGGCTTTCTACAGCAATAGCACGTTTGATAATCATAGTGGTGTGTCCTCGTGGTTGTCAGGGTTAAATTTAGGTACTCGGTTGCCCGTGTCCTTGGGGTTAGGGAATGGGGGGAAAGGCCAAGTCATTCTTCGCCCTCGTCAAAAGTTCGTATACCCCTAGAAGGTCTTTGTTTTCGTATACGACTGCTTAAAGTTCCGGACTCTTTAGTTTCTGCGGTGTACATTTCTTCTAACATGTTAATCCAATCGTCAAGTAAATTTAACTGCAAGCTACTGCCCATAAGATAAAACTCAGATGCCATCTTTACATTACCTGTACCCTCACGTATGTTTATAGTGAGGCCACCAACATTCATCCCTTTACGATTACCAAGTTTGCGTAGTTGTGTCATTTGCTTCTCCTTAACAAGCTCCATAATCTGTCCCATACCCTGCTTCGCAGTTAAGTGGTAACTCCATACCCCAATCCGGGCGGGTGCGCATACACATCTCAACGTACTCCAAAGCAGTCTTAACTTGTTCAGTCGGCACAATGCAAGCGATGGCGTCATGCACAGTCATAACGACTCGATACTTCTTCGCAACCAATAGCATCTGCTCACCAATCACAATACGGGCTAAGGCTTGACATACATTCTCAATTACTTTGCCACCATATATGCGTGTCGGAATAATTGCTTTGCCCTTCTTGGTGTCGTATACCAGCTCAGATTTACCTTCGTCGTTCTCTACTATACGTAGGTTGGGATAGCGTAGGTATAAACCATTAGGCAGTAAGATGCCATCGTTGCCGTCTATCTTCAAGATACCATCTCGGCCTAACGTGGTCTGCTGATTCTGTAATACAGCTTTGAGGGCTGACGCCGCAGACTTCCAGAGTTCAGTAATCTTCGGATACGTGGTGCGGTACGTGTCGATAATCCGTGTTGCTTCATCCAATTCAATCGCCACATTAAAGTTCTTGAGTTGCGCTTGGAACTTCTTCGCCCCCATGCCATACCCACAACCAAGGATAGTGGTCTTACCAACGAATCTCTCGTCCTTTGTAATTTCCGTGACGTCTTTGCCATAGATAGCAGATGCCATGATTTTGTATACGTCCTCGCCACGATCAAATGCCTCCACTAAGTCATTCTGTTCCGCAAGCCATGCGAGCGTACGGGCTTCAATTTGTGATGAATCTGAATCGATCATCATGTATCCGTCCGGGGCAATGATTGCCTTCTTCAGCGGAGATGTGCGTTGTAGGTTCTGCAGATTTAATTTGTCATCCCCGCCCCATCTTCCGGTGTGGGCGGCATAGTAGCGTAGGGGTACAGGCAGTGAGCCACGCTCGGCAATACCAAGAAACCTTTCAGTCCTTGTTTCTTCTATCGTAGACTTAGTACCCAATCTCGCTGCCACTAAAGCTTGAACTTGTGGGTTCTCATGCTCAAGCAAATCTTTGAACGCTTCGTCTGTCTTAGAGAACGCATAGGTCTGCTTGCCTGTCGTGGGGCTTGTCTTCATTGGGGGCGTAACGCCATACGCAATCAATATCTCCGCAAACTTATTGTTGCTCATCAAATCATCTTTGTCGAAGTTCTCAAGCAGTTCGTGCTTGCGTTGCTTCTCCCACATCAAGTGGTCTCTTAGAAGTCTTGCATCTAACTGCAACACAGGTTCGGTGAACATGCGCACAGTCAAATCAATCAGGCGTAACTCAATAGGCGGGAAACCAGCGGACATTGCGTTAAACAATTCCCACGTAAGCGTAACGTCGTTCTTACAGTATTCGCCATAACGCTCTAACTGTTCGGGGCTGAAGTCCTGACGCCTTAGACCTAGTGCATTTTCTACCTCTGTGCCTTTCTCGCCAAGCCCATAGAAGTTTGACAGCACCTTCAAGCTACCGCCTACTTGCGTACCGTGCAGGGCTCTACCCATGGACAAAGTATCAAGCCAACCTTTGGGGCTGAGTCCGTAGACCCACTTCAAAATTGCACCATCGAACGGGGCGTTGTGCGCTAACGCCAAAGAATTACCCCAATCGAATCGGGTCAGGAACTGGTGCATGGCTTCACCATCACCGCTAAACCACTCGGGCTCACCATCGTTGACCTGAACCGCTACGCCAATAGTTTCAAACTGTGGGCTACGAACGTATTCCTCCGTGGTAACTTTTGTTAGAGAGAACTCCCGAGAATAAAAAGTCTCAAAGTCAATCGTTAATATGTTCACTGCATGCACTCCGCTATAATATTTGTTAGGTATTCGAGGTTGTCCTCACGAATGATGCACGTGTAACCGCCAGCCGCATTGATCGCTTGCATATTCTTTAGTTGTAGCGCGGTCGCTTGCCCCTTGCCAGCCTTGGCTTCGATCGCTAGGAACTTGCCATTCACGCAACACAGGAAGTCGGGGACGCCACTGTTGCCGTAGCCAGTACCGATAGGCATGGCGTAGTAGACGTTGTGGGCTTTGAGGATTGCCTTGATCTTTGCTTTGACCTTGGCTTCGGGTGTGGTTGCCATCTAACACTCCAGTTGTTTTCAAACTGAATAATAGCACAACTTTTTACTTTGTCAATAGTGCAGACGAAAAAAAGCCCGCACTAGGCGGGCTTAGTTCTAACAAATGTTAGGTGTCACTTGAGCGAATTGATCTCACGTGCTAAATACCACTGAGCTTTGCGCAAGTCTTCCATCTTGTTGCCTTTGTGGTCGGCACGAGTCAGATACTTAATCACATTGCCGAGGTTGTACCCGAGCTTCTTAGCTTCGATGAAGTCGATCGTCTCTATTCCACCTACTGTGTAATGAGCAGGGTTGTTGACCGGGTCGGCTTTTGGCTCAAACATTTCGATCTGGCGGTCGCCCTCCGCAGACTGCATACGTATCTTCGCTCTTGCTACACCCGCTTCATACGCAAGTTGTCCTAGGGATTTATCTGAGCTAAACACACCAATGCCATTCCAATTAGGCTCGGGAAAGAATTTGTCCTGAACACGCATAGTTGCCGCTTTAATTTCTTTCAGCGTCATTGGCTTCTTCGCCTTCTTCACCGCCTTGGCTTTCTTCTTTGCGTTCCACATTACTGTGGCTACATAAGCAGGGGTTACACCTATCGCCTCGGCTACGTCTGCTGACTTAGCCTTTGGGTTAGACGCAACGTAGTCACGGATTTGTGCTGACTTGGTTGACTTTGGTACTGTTGCTAATTGAATCATGATGTTTCCTTAGTTTGATTGTTAACGTACTCGGTAAGAACTTCTCTCATTTTGGCTTGCTTTGTATACGCATAGTTTGTGTTGAAGTAATCCATCACATGCTTTGGTAGACGCAAGCTCGTGCAAAATAGCGCGGGTTTCTTACCAACCCCCCGCCCCTTGCGTTTCTTCTCTAACTTTAACTCTTCAATCCCTGTCATACTTACCCCTCTTTTCTTTTGGCTCAGTCAATACTGTTTCCACAGTCTTAAATGTATGGTTGTTAAAACACTCTCTACGCCTAACGTATCCCTTATCAGTTACTCGTGTTTCTTTAATATCTGTTGGGGCGTTACATAGGGGGCATTTCATTCTTCTAGTACCTCATCTATAAAATACCTAGCTTTCTTTATTACCTCGGCACTATTCGTCTCGGCTTGCACACTCGACAACATCCTGTCAAGATCAACCAACGCAAGGTAATACTCTTCACCTCTTAGCGCATGCTTGAGCTTGCCCTCGTCTTGTGGATACGTGTATTCAAGCACGGCTTTCATAAGCTGCCCCCTTGGTGATACGGATAAGCAAGCGAGCCTTACGCCATGTTCTGCGCACATCGGTATTGGCGGCACTCACCCATTTGAACTTGGGGTCGTTATGCCCCCGTAGGGGTATAGCCTTCGAGCTATATCTAAGTTCTTCGTTCATCTCATACTCCTTCGCTAACATTTGTTAGATCAACCAACAACACAAATATCTCACTCGACACTTTACATCCAACGTCAGTAAGATACTGCTCATCTTCCACAAGTTTAAGCATACCCATCTTCATACGCATATCCAAAGGGAGCGTATTATCATCGTATAACTCTACGTTGTCACCTATTTTAACTAGGTATTTACCCAAGTCTTTGACTACTAGCGCAGTCTTATTATTACTAAAGTCCTCTTGCACTTTCTCGATAGTTCTCATCTCAGTATCGAGTAACTCTACCTTTTCCATAGCATTAGTAACTTTGAATCTGAGCGAGGGTATAGCTTCTGTCTTTAGATATTCCAAAAACATAGCATGCCCCTTGGTCTCAACCCAAGCCAACATCTCATTCTTGATATTGCCTTGATGATTAGTACGCTCACGCTCTTTGTTCCAGCTCGCTCGAGACACTACACGTTCTGCCGCATCTCTAGCCTTACTGATACGCTCGGATGGATTCATCTTGCCAAACATCTTCTTCGCCATGAGGATAGCTTTGTCTGCATCCACTGTGCGATACGAGTCCGAGCGTTGTCTGCCCTTACCAATACGATCGTTGGAGATAGAGATCACCCGCCCACGATGCCCCATGTACGACAAGCCGATCTGACCTAGCTCTTCACCATCTAGCTTGACCGAGAACCCACAAGCTACTCGGGTGTTACCCGCACCATGACCACTGTTAACAACAACAAAAGTCCATAGTGGATTTAGCGTAGCCAGTCGGCTAACCACAGGGTCGAGTATGTCGTAGACCATAGTCATCTTCATACCTTCTTTATCCATAGTCTTCTGCAAGTCTTCACCAATAACTACGTTACTCAAACTCAATGTATTCATACTCATGTTCATCACTCCTAACAAATGTTATTACCACTCGAACTTACCTAAGATCGCATCGACCTTGGACTTTAGATTCTCACGCACGTTTGCGTCTTCCTTGACCTCTTCAATGTCAGCACCAAGCATGGCTAGCTCTACTTGCCTACGTGCATCCTCCAACTTGGGGTCGTTAGTCACGTTCAACTTCGTCAGCAACTCAC